TGGAGGCGGTGCTGGTGGTTTACAATCAGGGTCATTAAGTCTTACACCGACTACATCTTATACAATTACAGTTGGTTTAGGTGGTACAGGTCAAACAACAACAACAGGTAATGTTCCAACATCCGGGTCAGCTTCAGTTGCATTCTCTGTTACATCAATTGGTGGTGGTAGAGGAGGTGGTGATATAAATCCATACGCTACCTCAAATGGTGGAAATGGAGGTTCAGGTGCAGGAGGTATCTATAATGGTCAAGGTGGTACTGGTAGTGTAGGACAAGGTAACAATGGTGGTAGAGGTCAAAATGGTGGAACTTTTGGTGGAGGAGGCGGTGGAGGTTCGGCACAAACGGGCTTCAACGCAGTAACAAATCAATCAGGTAATGGTGGTTCTGGCTCACAATGGTTAGATGGAACATTCTACGCAGGTGGAGGTGGTGCTGGTGGAACTGCACAGGGTGCTGCATTAGGTGTAGGTGGTAGAGGCGGCGGAGGTAATGGAGGTAAAGGTGGAGGTGCACCAGGTGCAGGAGTTACAGGAAGTGTAAATACCGGCGGCGGTGGAGGTGCAAGTGGTAACCAAGGTGGTAATGGTGCAGCAGGTGGTAGTGGTATTGTGAAGTTTAGATACCTAACTGCAGATGTAAGTGGAACACCAACAGGTGGAAGTTCAGTTGTATCAGGGTCATACACATATGTAACATTTGCAAGCTCATCAACATATACAGCATAAAATAAATAAAATAACGATTTTTTTAACAAAAGGTGTTTTTACCTTATATAAACAATTAAAATATGAACTCAAAAACAGTATTAAGTAAGATATTAGGACTTTTATCAAAAGAGGAAGTAGAAATGACTTACGCTAAATTAGCTGATGGAACAATTGTAGAGTCTGCAACATTTGATGTTGGTGAAGACTTGTTTGTAGTTTCAGAAGATGGAACAAAATCTCCAGCTCCAAATGGTTTCCACGATTTGATGTTGAAAGACACAGAAGGAAACGAAACTTTATTAAAAGTAAAATCTGAAGACGGTAAAATCGTTGAAAGAGAAAATGTTGAGATGGCTGATGTTGATGCCGACATGGTTAAGACTGAACCAATCCCTGCAGTAGGTAACGAAGATAAAGAGAATGTGATGCCTGACTTAAAAGGTCAAGTAACATCTGGTACTCTAAACATGGCTGAAGAAACTGATGAGGTAATGCCTTTACCAGAAGATACAGAAGCTAAAGACGAAGCAGGTGAAGACGAAGAAGTTGAAATCAATTTAGGTAAGAAAATGGAAGAAATGGCTTACAGAATTGAAGAAATGGAAAAGAAAATGATGAAGATGGAAGAAGCAATGATGCCACCATTATCATCAGAAGTAGCTCAAGAAGTAGATGGTATTAAAATGGCTGAAGTTGACGAAGAAGAGTTACCTAAATTAGATGGTGCTCCAATTGAAGACCCAAATGCTATCATGAAGTTTGATGCAAATAGAAAAAACTATGGTAAGAAATTACAAGACTCACAATCTTCTTTCTTATCTAAACTTTATAATTAAAAATATTAAAAAACAAAAAAACGAATTAACATGAACAAAATTCAAAAATTCGCAACTCAACCAGAAATCAACAACTCTACCTATGCAGGTGAGGCAGCTTCTGGATATATCGCAGCAGCGTTATTGAGTGCAAACACATTGGATAAGAAGTTAGTAACGATAATGCCGAATGTAAAATTCAAAAGCGTTATCCAAAAGCTTGAATTATCCTCTTTAATCTCTGATGCATCTTGTGATTTCAATCCAACTGCAACAGCATCAATCTCTGAAAGAGTAATTACTCCTGATGAGTTCCAAGTTAACTTACAATTATGTAAGCAACAATTCGTAGACTCATGGAACGCCTTACAATTAGGTTTCTCTGCGTTTGACGAAATTCCTAAAAACTTTAACGATTTCCTTATCTCTTATGTAGGTGGTAATGTAGCTCAAGCTATTGAAACATCTATTTGGCAAGGTGTTGGTTCTGTTAACGGACAATTTGATGGTTTCCAAACTATCTTATCTGCTTCAGTAGCAACAGCAGGTGCAACGGATGTATTACCTGCAAGATTGACTGGTAGTGGTTCTGTTATCATCTCTGGTAGTATCACTTCAGCGAATGTAATCCAAAAATTACAATCATTAGTTGAAACTATTCCTAACGCAGTATATGGTAAGCAAGATTTAGTTATCTATGTTGGAACTGGTGTAGCTAAAGATTATCAATTAGCAACTGCTGGTTTAACATCAACAGGTACTACATTGACTAACATTGGTGCTAATGGTTACCAAAATGCATTTACAATTGGTGAGAAGCCTTATAACTTCAATGGTATTGATTTAGTATTATGTCCAGGTTTAGGTGATAGCAAAATGGTTGCAGCACAAAAGAGCAATTTGTTCTTTGGTACAGGACTTATGTCAGACCAAAACGAGGTAAAAGTGATTGATATGGCTAACATTGATGGTTCTCAAAATTACAGAATTATCATGAGATACACTGCTGGTGTTCAGTTTGGTGTAGGTCAAGACATCGTTTACTACGGAGCTTACTAATAAATAATTAATATCGGGGTGATGAAATACTCACCCCACTATTTAACAAACAAAACTAAAAATTAATAATATGGCTTACACATCAGGACAATGCACAGTTTCAGCTGGTAGACAAGAAGTCTGCAAAGAGTCGGTAGGTGGTTTACAAGGTGTATACTTTATAAACTATTTCACAGGTTCAGCGACTGTCGGTGCAAACGACCAAGTAACTGCATTGGGAAACCCAACAGGTAGTTCGGTATATTATTATGAACTTAAAGGTAACTCTTCTTACACAGAGACTGTTAACTCATCAAGAGATAATGGAACTACATTCTTTCAACAAGAATTGACTTTGAATTTGAAGAAATTAACTAACGAAATGACTACTCAATTAAAGTTGATGGCATACGGTAGACCAAAGATAGTAATTTGGACATTAAATGGTGAAGCATTATTAGTGGGTAACAAAGAAGGAGCAGATGTAACTGCAGGTACAATTCAAACAGGTGGAGCATTGGGTGACCTTTTCGGTTATTCAATTACTCTTACAGGTTTAGAAAAAGAACCGGCTTACTTCTTATCTGGAAGTACCGTAAATAATCCTTTCGCTGGTTTATCAGTACAACCAACTATCGTTTATGGTTCATAAATAATATTATGACTTAAAATATTAGACCCTACTCAATCGAGTGGGGTTTTTTTATTGTCATAACTATTTTTAGATAAAGTGGTGTTTTTATTATATAAATTATAGATAATGCAGAGTTATTATATCTCACAAAGCAACTCATATACCTTTAGAACCGAACCAACAGCATCTACGAGTAATCAATTTACCATGTCTTTAACAGATATGACTACATTAGATACATTTACTGCTTCATTGACAGGTATCACTTATGAAGGATACGAAAGTTATATAGGGTTTACTGCAAGTATAAGTGGTGCAATAGTTGCATCAGAATATCGTGCAGTATTATATAATGGAACTCCATCTGGTAGTGCGGATATATGGAGAGGTTCAGTTCAAGTATATGCATCTCAAAGTATAGATAAATCCGTATATGAAAACCAAATACCTCCAATCACTTCACACGTGAGTGAAAACAAATACATAATAATGAACTAATATGAAAGGAAAACAAAATTTCGCAATTGTAAATGTAAATAATAATCAACTTCCAATAATTACGGAAGATACGAGAACTCGTTACACATGGATACCATTCGGTGTTTACGGACAAGATGATTTCTTTGATGCAATGATTGCTGCATACAATGTATCAACAACTAATGCAGCATCGGTAGAAGGTATTGCTGATTTAATATTTGGTAAAGGTGTTTATTCTAAAAATGAAGCCTTTAACGAAACATTACAAAAGTTAATTCCACAAGAGGACTTAAAAAGAGTAACATTTGACTTAAAGTTATTTGGTAATGCAGCATTTCAAGTATATTGGGATGATACACATACAAAAATAAAGAAGATGTATCATATTCCAGTACAAACACTTCGTGCTGAAAAACTATATGGTAATCCAAAGATAGAAAACTATTATTATTGTGTTGATTGGCATGATAACAGAAAGATTAAAGAGAAAAAGAAGATACCTGCATTTGAAACATCAGGTGAGAAGCTAGAAATACTTTACATTAAGAATTATTGTCCAGGTTTATACTATTATTCCCTTCCTGATTGGATTTCATCTTTACAATTAGCAATTTCAGAAGGTGAGATAGCTAATTTACATTACAATAACATTACTAATGGTTTCTTACCGGCAGTAATGATTAACTTCAATAACGGAGTTCCTGCACCTGAAGAAAGAGAAACTATTGAAGATTTAATTCAAGCAAAGTTTACAGGAACGGATAACGCAGGTAGATTTATGTTATCATTCAACGATGACCCTGCAACTAAACCTACAATTGATGTAATTAATGTTGAAAACCTACATGAGAAATACGATTATGTTGCAGATTATGTTCAAGATAGAATATTAGTTTCACATAGAGTAACTTCTCCTTTATTATTCGGTATTAGAACAAAGAATAATGGTTTTAGTTCACAAAGTGAGGAAATGAAAACAGCATTTAGTATCATGCAAACAATGACTATTGCTCCATTTCAAAACTTAATCTTAAATACATTAGATTATGCATTAACTTGTTCAGGATATACGGATACTGAATTATACTTTGAACAATTAACTCCATTAGTAATCTTATCTCAACAAGCGGAAGAAACTGGTAAGACAGTAGGACAAGTAGAGGATGAAACTAATAAATCAATGGAAAATCCTGCAACACAAGATAATCCAGAAGATGCAAATGTGCAAGAGCCATTACCAAATGAAAAGTTTTCTATGTTAGAAGTAAATAACTCACAATACGAAATATATAATAAAAAATAACTATGTCATACGCATTATTCATAAACAGAAACGATATTATAAAGAACACTCCATTGCAAGGTGCAATTGATGCTGATGCTTTATTGCCATTCGTTAGAACTGCACAAGATAAATACTTAAAGAACTTATTAGGAACTGTTCTTTTTGATTTCTTACAAGACCAAATAACTGCTGGGACTGTATCACAATTGACTGTATATTATCAGGACTTATTAGATGATTACATTAAAAATACTTTAATATGGTATTCATCAGTTGAATATATTCCATTTAGTTCTGTTCAATTCAAATCTAATGGTAGTGTTAAACAACAAAGTGAACAAGGAACTGCACCATCTAAAAGTGAGATTGATTATTTGTTAGCTAAAGCATTAGGAAACGCTGATTACTACGCATTAAGATTACAAAACTATCTAATTGCATATTCTGCTAATATTCCACAATACTTACAATCAGTTGGTAACCAAACACAAATCTATCCTGACCAAAGTAATCAATACTTTGGCGGTATACAATTATAATTAAAACTATGGCAGCAATTATTCACGACTCAGGTATAAATTACTCATTATATTATAATGTTTTGAATTATTTCAAGACTATTATGACAAACCACCCTTCTATCGCAATGGTATCACAGGGTGAATTGAGTGATTTTGACTACGATGAGTTTCCAAATTATCCTGTTGGAAACATTTTAATAACAGGTGCTAATTATGGTACATCTACAACAGATTATAACATACAACTAATAGTAGCAGATAAAGTTAAAAACAAAAATAACGAAAGTGACCCAATAAACAATGAAATAACTATTCCTTTCTATAAAAGAGATGATTTAGTTGATATTCATGCAAATACTTTTTCAATATTAAACGATTTAACATCGTATACACAAAGAAGTGTTGATGGGTTTGAGATAAATACAGAAATACAATGTGAACCATTTGCAGACCGATTTAATAATGGTCTCGCAGGGTGGGTATCTACATTTGTATTAACTACTCACAATGATAAAAATCGTTGTCTTTTTTTTTTAGTTGACCCGAACTTTTTAGGTTATAGAATAACTGATTGTATTACTGGTATACCATACAATGCAATTATATCCGTAGGTGAGGGTCAATATGTAGGAGGAGCATTTGCAACTTTAATCAATTCAACATTACCTGCAAACTATGGTAATTTGAAATGTTTTAGTGTAGGTGAGGGATTAGAACAAGCAAATTGGAACTTTGTAAATATACCAATGGAGAATTGGCCACAAAGTAACTTATTCAATTGTGATGAATGTGAATTATGGATTGCACCAAAGATATGGAATACAACTCCAGCAACATGGACAGGTGCATATGGTGATTTTAGAACATGGATAACAGATTAAAAATAAAAATATAATATGGGAAATTTAAGTAGTCAATATATCTCACAATCGTTTCAATCTCTATTACATTTAGGGAGTGATAATACCGCATCTGTAACTTTAGCAGAAATACAAGATGCATTAGGTAATGGTGTTGGAGTATTTGTAAGTACAGCAGGTAATTTGAAAGTAAATAATTCAATATCTGCTTCTGCAATTAGTGCATCAACAATATTCGGATTTGGAAACACAGTTAATTACTCTCAATCGGTATCTGACCAATTAACAGCATTAGAAAATATTACATCATCTTTAATTAGTGTAACTGGAAGTTATGCAACAACCGGTAGTAACAACTTTGTAGGAAATCAAAATGTAACAGGTGACATTACCTTAACAGGAACTTTATCTGCATATGCAGTCAAAACTATATTTGAAACAAGTAGTGTAATTTACAGTAGTGGTTCAAATCAATTTGGAGACGCATCTAACGACACACAAACTTTAATAGGTAGAACTAACATTTCAGGGAGTTTGTCCGTTACCGGGTCTTCTATTGCGTTTAGAGGGGAGGTTTCGGCATCTTATATATCTACATCAGTATTACAAGGATTAGGAATAGTAAGTGATTTCAGTTCTTCAGTTGCATCTCAATTTTTTACATCAACTAATTATGATGCATTAAATGATATAAAATGGAACGACTTACAACCTGTAACTGCAAGTCAAGCAATTTCAATAGATAATTTACAAATATTTACTTCGTCACAACAAACTTATAATACTAATAATAATACTAAATGGACAACCATAGGTAATTTAACTGGAAGTTATGCAACAACCGGTAGCAATACATTTAACGGAAATAATACATTTGTTGGAACTCAAAGAATTACTGGAAGTTTAACAATAACAGGTAGTGCATATGGTAATGTTTCTACATTAACAATTGCATCTAACACTGCAAGTGTGGATTTAAGTAGAGGTAATTTCTTTACTTTAACATTAGCAAGTTCTACAACAACTAGATTGGTTGCAACTAATATAAGACCAGGTGAAACTGTAAGTTTACTAATTACACAACCAAGCCCATCAGGAAGTTTAACTTTGGGTAGTATGTTCAAAACAGCAGCAAATTATCCATATCAGGTAACAACATCTGGAAGTGCAGTTGATTTAGTAAGTTTAGTTTCATTTGACGGAACAAATGTTTATCTTATAGGAGCAAATAAATTACAATAATATGGGATTATTTTCAACGGCAGTTATTTCACAAGTAGGGCCTGTAATACCAATTGAATATTTAATTGTTGGTGGTGGAGGTGCAGCACAAGCATTTGACTCAACTAGAGCATGTGGAGGAGGAGGTGCAGGTGGGTTTTTATCTGGTAGTTATGATTTTACAGTTGGATTTGATAGTCCATACATTCAAGTAGGATATGGCGGCCCTAGGACATTCGCTGCAACTGTTGCTAATGGTGAAGGTGCTGATGGTGGTTCAAGTACTGCATTTGGTTTAACTGCATATGGTGGTGGTGGAGGAGGCAATTCATCCGCTGGTAGTGGCACTTATACAGGTCCAGGTAGAGCAGGTGGTTCAGGTGGAGGTGGTGGAGCCCGTAGAAATAATCAAAATACACAAATAAATACATCTCCAGGAGGAGTTCCTGTTTCAGGACAAGGATTTGCAGGTGGCCAATCTTGGTCTAGAGGTGCAATAGATGGTGCATCTTATTTATGGAGAGCAGGTTCAGGTGGTGGTGCAAGTAGTGCAGCAACATCTGGAAGTTTAGGTAATTCTGACCCAGGTACAGAAAAAGCTTGGTTAGATGGAACTAATTATGCAGGTGGAGGAGGTGCTTATCCTGCATCTATTCAATATGCATCATCTGGAAGTGGAGGTAGAGTACAATTCAATACAACAATTGGAACAGAAGGATATAATGGAATTGTAAAAGTAAGATATACAGGTAGTGTTGCATTGTTTCAAGGTGGTAATGTTGCAATAAGTGGTGGATATGTTTATCATACATTTTTAGCACCAACTCAAACACCTTTCACAGGTAGTAATGGAAATTATACATTTTATTATACAGGAGGATAATGCCTACTCTAAACGACATAGCAAAAAAACTTACATCACTTGCTCAATTAAATTTGACAAGTGGATATACCCGTGCATATAAAACGGGAAAGCTTTATGATAATATTGGTTCATATAATACACCAAATAGAGTATTAGGTAAAACTAAATTAGGAAAGAAAAGATTATCTAAAACTAAAAAGATTGACACATTAGAATTTGATTTAACTTATAATCCACCAGGTGCAACATACGGACAATTTGTAGAGGAAGGTACAAGATATATGGCTGCAAGACCATTTGCTGAAGAAGCAATCAACTCACCACAAATAGAAACAATGATTGACGAATATATGGGAGTGTATATTGAGGAAAATGTTATTGCAGGTATTATGGATGAGTTAGATACAATGGAGTCGGAGTATTAGTATCACATACTTTTTTTAATTTAGTGGTTTTTATATAAAGGAAAATTAAATGTCATTATCATTTTTACAAACGCCGGCAACTTGTTCATTAGCACAATCACCGATTATATTTTCGGTAGCTGAGTCAACACCTGTTTATACATCATCTTCATTTCAATATGTAGGTGAATTATTTTATTGGACAGGTAGTTTAACCAGTTCATCATCTCTTGCAGATTACACAATTACCAAATTCCCAAATACTGCAAATGTAGGTATTTTTGATTTGAATAGAATTATCAATTCAACTTTAACACCTCTTGCAATTGCTAATACATCATCTGTTTCATATTATGCAGTTGATTTTTATTATCAATATCAATCAGGTAGTACATATTTAACTGGGTCTCATGTTCGTTCTAAAACTTATAAAGCATTAGATGGGTATGGTATATTCCCAGAAGCAATAGGACAACAAATATTTACATCATCTCTTTTCTGGCCTTTAATGACCGATGGCCCTGCAACTCAAAGTTGTTTTGACACAAATACTGGAATAGCTGGAATTTATACAGGTGATGTTGGAAC